CAAAGTAGTTATCAGGTAGATTCTCTAAAGAAGTATACTGTCTGGTAGCTTTATCATTTAGTACTTGTACTAATGTTTTATAGGCTGTATTATACGCCTCAATATGTGCGGCGGTATTTCTATATACGTTTACTTTTAATGCTTCGTACGATAAATCAAGAATTGTAATCCGTTTATCTAATACTTCACGATAATCTCTGGACAGTATATTTACTATCTCTGGATTAATGTCGTTTAAAACATCATTAATGGTTACTTTAGCCATAGTATGCGGTATGCTGATCTAGTACCCGTCTAATATGAGCAGGTAAGTTAGTATTAGTAATATATTCAATTTGAATATTATTAGCACCGATTGCTTTTTGTGAATGTACAGCAGCATCGTTACGCACATAGTACTGAAGTAAGTCAGCAATAGCTAATTTTAAGTCAGGTGGAAGTACTTCGTATCCTGCATTATAAGTAATTTTAAATGCGTTGGTTTTAATGTACCCAACATAAGGAGCCGCAATTATTTCAACTGCATCTGATTCTTGATCTGTTACGTAGTCCTGAAACTCAGTAAGTTGAGTATACGTATTACCGTAATCCTCGGAAAACTCTACAGAGCCAATTTGCATCACTGGAGTTTCTTTTAGTAGGATACGATTACCACTCACACCACCTTTAGAGACCTCAACTTTAGGGTCATTAACATAGTCTAAAAATGTTCTGCGGCAAATATTCTTTACTAAAGCACTAACTTGCGGGATCAGAGTATTGATTACTGTGTCCTGATTGGTGCTTGAGATTCCGATGTAGGCTTTGTATTCTTGTAGCGTTATTAAATTTGTTGCCATAGAATATCCTTTTTATCTTTTATAAAAGCACCAAAATGCTCTTATAAAAGATAAGGAACCGAAGTTCCCTATCTTACAGAAATACTAAGTAATCGTTAGATTAGCTTAATGTACCCCATACGTAATTACTTACGCCATTACCTAAGTTAGTTGTAACTTGAGTCATACCAGTGCGTAAAGACGCAACTAGAACACGACGTTGTGTTTCAACTAATTCTTGAGTATCCATACGTAGACCACGTTGGTTACCAGACAAGAAGTTACCTGGAGCGAATGCGCAAGCACCGATTGTACCGGTAGCCTTAGAAGCAAATTCACCAGAAACTAGAACTGGGCTATTACCAATTTGACCGACTTGACCAGTTAGCAATGTAGCTTGTGGACCAACTTGGTTCATAGTTTGGAAAGTGCTGTCGTCTAATAGATCGTAGTAAACTTCAGTAGATACAACGTATACTACTTCAGCTGGATCTAGACCCCAAGCGCCAAGATTCTTACGTAGTGAACGTAGGTTAGCGATTGAAGAGATAGTAGCAGCAGTTACGCCGTTAGCACTTGTAGTGTTAACGCTTGAGTAACCTGTGATACCTTTAACTGGGTCAACACCGGAGCCAGCACCTAGCAAGTAAGCGCGATCAACAGAGCGAGCTAAACGACGAATCATTGCATCGCGAACGATAGGCATGATAACCAATAGGCTGTCTTCTTCTTCTTCATAGTTTAGATACTCGTTAGTAGCAACTTTATATGCATTTAACGTGATTTCTTTTAACTGATGAGGAGTACCGCGACCAGGAGTTTGGCCAGTAGTAGCAGAAGCACCACCGCTTGAAGCAGCTGCGCCGAACTGTGCGTTAGTAACCCAAGTTGCTAAACCAGCTTCTGGATTAACAGGCATAGTCATAACGTTAGTACGCATGTTAACTGCACGGATAAGTGGAGCAACAACTAAACGACGACGAACTTCAGCTTCCATGTTTGTAGAAACTTCTAGTTCCCATGTAGCGCTTGGCATGTGTTGACCAGTTTTTTCAACTAGTTGACGACCAAAGGCAGTAGACTCTAAAGACTTACCAGTGATTTTTGCTAACATAACTGCGGCTTCGCGGTCTTGGTAGCTAGATTGGCCAGCTTGTTGGTTGTCTGTGAAAGACATTTTGCTTGCTTGCATTTTTGCAATTTCAGCGGCTTTTTCTGCTAGAGCGGACTCTAAACCAGCTAGTGCACTTTTGGAAGTAGTAGCTTGGTCTTCAAGACGCTTAGTGACTTCGGCTAATAGACGCTCAGCGCCTGTATCACCAGTCTGGATGTGAGCGGCAACGGCGCTCTTAACTTTAGCATCAAATTCAGCAGCAGCTTTAGCAGCAGCCTCAGTTTGAGCTTTTTCAGCAGCTTGAGCCGCTAATAGTTTTGTTGTAGCTGCCTCGGCGGCATCGGTCAACATTTTTTGCATTTCTTCTGGAGTCATGTCCAATTCCTTTGTTGTTGTGCTCTTTGCTTCCGTTGTGGATTCTAGCCCTTTAGCTGAGTCGCCTTTGGGTGCAAATTGCTGTTTAAACTCTTTATAATCCGTAGCATTATCAAATGCTTTGGACAAATCAAATAGGGTATTTTGATTGCAAGGTACAGAAACTACCGAAATCTCGACAAGTTCAAGTTCCTTAATAACAAATACCTCTGCAGCACTATTATATTCTGCATCTAGGATGCGGAAGCCAATGCTAAAAGCTGTTAAAATTTTGTCTTTAATAAGACCAAATACTTCTTCAGCAGCTGAAGAAATACGGGCTTTTACCCACAATCCCTTATCGTCCACTTTATAGTCAGTCATTCGTCCGATAGGATCATCGTAGTCATGTTGAGATAAAATAATTGGATTTTTAAGGTAATTTTGAATACCTGCTTCCCAAACGGATTTTGGTACAACATCACCACTTCTATCAATATCTGTGGTACTTGCGTACCCTTCAATAAAGATAGACTCGATACTGCTGTCTCCGCCGGTAGGCAAGGCTTTTTCATTCACGGCAAAAGCACTGTTTAATCGTAGTACTTTGTTTTTATCCATGTAGTTCCTTACTTACTTTCTTATGCGCTCTTTCCACCTAAGGGGTCCTTAGGTTTAGGAGGCGCGCCCCCTTGACTTGGATTTGCTGCGGAACCAGCAATATTCGCTGGGATTCGTAGATCATCATGTCCTGGTTTAGATTCATAACGTAACTCTGCACGAGCTTCGTTAGCTGAGATAATACCTGCATTTACTAACGTTGCGTGATACGCTGCTACGTCTTTCATGTCAGGCTGTAATGCTGAGACAGAAGCTGTAACTGGTTCAATATCATAACCAAAGAAGCGTTCTACAGCGCTAGTATACTTTGTTAGAATTGGAATAATTGTTTCCAAGTAGAACAAACGTAAATTCGGTGTAATGTTAGCATTATTACCACCATCTAACAGAATAGGTGGAACGCCTAAAGCTTTAAGAACTTTAGCATCATGTGTTTTTATTGACGTATCAAAGTCCATCTCTTGGAAGGTATCTGATAGGCCGGGTGCTGGCTTTAATCCACTATCTAAGATCATAGGCTTACGCGCACCGTTCTTAGGGGAATATTTTGACATCCAGTTAGCAATTGTACGATCTTTAGCAACTTGACTAAGTGTATTATCACTTGTAAGTACTAAACCTGTAACTGCACCATTCTCAAAGAATTGCTCTTGGAATGTTTGCATTTTATACAAGATCTTGATATTACGATCTGCTGACATTAAACGTGAACTACCTCGATATATACTAACGGAGGCTAAGTCCTTAACGTGAATGACTTCATCAGGCTTGAAAACGATTGTTGTATTATAACGATAATGCGATATAAACGTTTTAGGGTCGGTTTCAATTTGTACGCGAGAAGCTGGAAGGTGGTACATTGATACCCCGTCCCAGTAGATAAAGATATTACCTTCTAGAATAAAATCAGTAAAGATATTATTTCTGAACTCTTGCGCACTTTGGTACGGATTAGGAGCAAAGTTTAGTAGTTGAGCAATTGTTTTCTGCCTAACTCCAGTAACTCTACCTTCCATCTTTTTATCTTTTACATCGTAATCCATGCTTGCGCATCCGGATACGATCATATTTACACCGCGGTTTACAGTCTCTAACTTTTCAAATGCTTGATTATAAGTAATCGAACTATCTGTGTTAATAAACACACCTTGTTCGCGACTAATAAGCCCTTGAGCTGGATTAAGCTTTTCTTCGTTATCTGCAAACCAAGAACTTGGGTTATACCATGTCATGGTTGTCCTTTATAAGAATTTACTAAACAAGGACAACGTATCCTTTGCAGGATCCCTTCCTTCGTGTTTAGCTTTTTGTTTCTCTATCCAAGTACCTTGACGCTGCTCACTACCTAGAGTTGGAGCTTTACCGTAAACGGAGTGTAAGGACACATGATGCTGATTACACAAGGTGTAAACTAGATCATACAGCTCAACTCGATGTTCTTCAATAAACTCATCCCTAACAGCAAGAATTCCGTCGTCCGTGGATATATCATATCCCTTACGGTCGGCCCAACGATTTAACAGTGTAGTAACAGAATGGAGGTGATGTAGCTCTAGATCATCGGTTTTACCACATATGTAGCAAAAATCCTTTTTCTCATAAGCTGCTTTGGCTTTATCGCGAACCCATTTAACAGGTATGCGGTTATTTATATTCTTAGCCATTTTTTGGGATTACCATAATTTCAATTTTCCTATTATATCATTATAGCATAATAATGTCAACCTAGAATTTTTTTCTCCACTATTTTGCTTTACCATAAATTAGCAAGCCTGTCTAGCGTGTACTTAAATCGTGTAGGTATAAAGTGCATAACGTAATGCATCTGCCATGTGCGAGTACTCGTCGTGTAACGGCTTTTCTGCCTTTATATTTTCACGAGTATCCCAACGATACTGATCAAGCATAGCTAGGGTATGGGTACAGTGGGGTGAAATAGTCAAACGACCAGTTTCGATTAATGTTTGCACATAAGCGATTCCAGGTAGAACGTCTTTCTTTGCCTTGATAGTTGCCACATCGTAGAGATATGCTAAGTCCGAGGCAAATTGCGGCGCTGCGGAGTCGATAAAGGTTGATTCGATTTGCCATTTTAAAATAAATTCCTGAAAAGCTGCTGCATGTAAGTCTGTGGTAGCCTCGGCTTTTAAGTACTCATCTGAGACATGGAATTTGTCTAGCGTGGGCTGATATACTACGACCACAAAGGCAGTAGGGTCACGATAACCAGGGTCACAGCCTGCAATAGCCTCATCGCCATCTAGTAGCACATACTCAGAAATCTGCTGTTCTTCGATCTTGTAAATTTGACCCTCAAACGTAGTGAATGAAGCCATATACTCTTGCTCAAACTCTGATCTAGACATAGATTTACGAGCTTCAGCAACGTCGGATTCAGCCATACGAGAGTTCTCAGTATAGTCAGCCGTAATAGAACACCACTCTGGAAAGTCATCAGTAAAGCCACGATCAAAGAATCTGCTAAACCAGTTATTTTTACCACGAGGAGTACTAATAAAGATTGCCTTTGAATTAGGCTTGTCCAGGGTAGGGCGTAATGCAACATTAAATGCTGCCTCACCATCTGACCCAAGCGCAGCTTCGTCAAAGATAATTAAGTCATACGACCGCCCAACGCACGAGTCCACAGTCGACAAAGAGCCCATGCGAATTGTTGATCCGTTTGAAAGCTCAATAATACGATCTTTTAAGTTATCTCGCGTAATCTCTAAGTCAAAGTGTTTGATCAGCCTTCGTTGGAGTTCAAAAGAAATCGTACTAAGATTGTAATTTGGGGAAATAATAAGTACATTAGATCCTGGTACGAGAGTAACCAATTGTCCGATGACGTTTGCAATGTAAGTCTTTCCTAGCCTACGAGCTAGAGCTGCACAGATAAACCTATATTTAGGGTTATTAACTGCATTGATTAAAGCGATTTGAGGCTCGTTGATTGATTCCCAGATATTCAACAATTTTAAGTAATTGGTAACTGGCAATTTAATAAATCTACGAGAGGGTTCGAAATCAGTTATATCGGACCGTTCAATATCTGGCCGACTAATAGTTAGCATTAGTTACCTTCTCCAGTTAGTAATTTTGAGATAAGAGCACCATATTTAGTACCGTCACCCAAGCCGTCATTTATCTGTACATTTACTTGAGATTTTATTCCGGTACTACTACCTTGGCGTAATTTTTCAAGTTGAATTTCTTTGTCAAGCATTTCCATTGACATTTTATGCGATAAGGCAATCAGGTCTACAATATCTTTATTGCTTCCAGTTTCTGACTCCGACATATCTGATAGCTTCTTCCTTATAAGCGTATCCATCAGGTCGCGCATTCTAAAACGATTATTAAAACCTACTTCATAGAACACTTGGTTTACATACGCCTTGATTTCGCTACGTGCTAGAATACGAGTTACGAAGTCAAGAGGTACGTCTAGCACGTCTGCGACCTTGTGTATATCCTGAAGTTCTAGAAAACAGTTAGCTATCTCCAGATTTTCAGGAGAAATTTGCAGGGCTTCCGCAGGTGATGAAGTTGGCACAGTTTGGGGTAAATTTGACATAGGCACTATCCTTTTAGTTAGTATATCACATGAGCAGATAATTTACAACCACAGATTTTTTCACCACATCCAAGCTAACTTGACACACAGAACCCAAACTGATATAATAGTATTTTAAAAGGAAAACTATGGCTTCAGGAATCTACCAGCTAACCTTTGCGACCGGGGACACTTACGTAGGCAAGAGCGTTGACCTAGAACGCCGCTGGCAGCAGCATACAGATAAATTAAGCAAAGGTACTGCGGCCAAGGATATGTTGCGTGCATACTATAACAGCGATCACTGCTACCCAACTGCCAAGGTACTCTTAGAATGTCATCCTGATGTACTAGACGAGTATGAAAATTATTTTATTAACTGGCTAGAACCTGAGCTAAATACCCAGCGTCCAGCACCCCGCACAGAACAAGAACAATTAGCCTTAATCAGACATGCCAAGGCAGGAATGGCAATTTATAGTGTTCCAGCAATTATACTTGCCATGGAAAATGTACAGGCTTCTAGTGTTGAGCTGGAGGATAAGGTTGTGGAACTTGAGAGCAGTTTGGAAACTTTGGAATCCGACTATCAAACACTTGATGAGGCTTGGGACACTCGAGCATTAATCACACTGCGTAAAACTCAAAAGTTTATGGAACTTGAGAGCAATTTAAACAATTTGGAAAGCCAGTGCCGATTACTTGAAACTTGGCGGTTGAGGGTCTTGAAATTAAATTGGTGGCAGCGATTGTGGAGGCAGTGGTAATTGGCACCCTAGATGATTTGGGTGTGATTTTTATAAATATATTTGTACTAGTAATTACGCACCCGCGTTAGTTGGGGTCTGTGCATTACGCACCCGCATTAGTTGGGGGTCTATTATCTCTAGGCCGTGGGGTGGGGCCCACTAGAGGCTGTTATAGCAAAAGTCTATTAACCGCCCCTATCCATTGTATCATACCTATGCCCCCTTGTCAATAGGGGTTAACACCTACGAAATAAATTAAATAAACCTTGCACGAATGAAAAACTCTGATATAATAGATACATCAACTAGAGGAGATGATTGGAATGAAAAGATTATTTATTGAACTATTGCAATGCGTTGTGCTTGCTGTTATAATGTTCTTTCCCTTCTTCTACTACCTGTTGGTAATGATGAAACCTTAACTCTGGAGAATTTAAAATGACTGCTAAAACATTGAACTATACCCCTGAACAAACTACTAAAATGGTTTTGGACTACACTGCTGGCGTGACTGTGGAATCTATCGCGCTTGAGCTTGGCAAATCGGTACGCTCTATTGTTGCGAAATTGTCGCGCGAGAAGGTTTATAAAGCTAAGACATACGTTAGCAAAACTGG